AGCTGAATTATCACGGGTAATATTGTGTTAAGTATTTCCGTGATAAGAGGCATAAGCCCCTCTATTAACTGAATTACGATAGGTAGCACTTGCTGTATAATCTGCACCAAGAACGGTAATAACTGCTGTATGAGGTCAATTATCACGGGCAAAATTGCCGTTATAATCTGCTCAATAACGGGCAAGAGCGACTCTATTAAGTCAAATAGCACGGGTAGCAAGGTTTCCACAAGCTCAAACAGCGGCGGCAATATGCCGTCGAAAAGCTCTTGAATAATAGGGGATAGCCTATTAAAAAGAGCGTGTATTGCGGGTAGTTTGCTTTCAATAAGACTTAAAACGCTTTGCACAATCGGCAATACCGTACCGCCTAAATTGTTCATCATACCCGAGAGAGAGCGTTTAATGGTGTCTACCGTGTCGGTAAATGTAACGCCCGCGTCTATTGTGTCGTCGGACATTACCATACCGAGCTCGTGCGCCTTGTTTTTAAGCGCCTCCGTGCTTTCGGCTGTTTGGTTGAGTAGCGGTGCCATTTCTACGCCCGCTTTTCCAAAAAGCTCCGTTGCAAGCCTTGCCCGCTCCGTTTCGTTGTCCATACTTTGCAAGGCTTTTATAGTTTCCTCGAAAACCTCCTCTTGCGAGCGCAAGGAGCCGTCCGAGTTCGTAACCGATACCCCGAGTCTTTGGAAAGCCTCGGTAGCCGAGGCGGTACCGTTCTTTGCCGCGTCCATTTTCGAGGTAAGTGTTTTAATACCCGTTTGGAGCTTGTCTACGCTCATACCGTTTTGCGACATTACATAGTCCCACTCCTGGTACGCCGTCCTCGAAATGCCTATTTTTTGGCTCATTTTATCGACATTATCAGCCGCCGCGGCTGTGTCGCTCGCCATTTTATACGCCGCCGTACCTACCGCCGCCGCTCCCGCTACTACTGCGGTACCTACTGCGGCGGCTCCTTTGGCGATAGAGGAGAAAGCCGAGCCCACCTTTGAGCCGCTGTTTTCCGCCTTTTCGGTCGTTTGGTCGATACTTTTATTTGCGTTTGTATTGTCTATAAGCACCTCGCCGAAAAGCGAAAAAATACTTGCCATATGTTAGCCTCCTCTCTTTGTATCAGCCTCGATTATCGGCGCAAACTCCGCCAATATCTCGTCGGCTGTTTTTCTTTCTGTTTTTTTGGTTTCCTTTTTAGGTTTCACTTTTTGAGTCTGCGGCTTTTCGAGGCACTCGTTTATAAAGTCCTCAAAGTCCATAGGCTCCTCCGTTCCTTTTAGCTTTGCTACGAGCGAGTTTGCAAGCCATAACGGGAAAAGCTGTTTTTCCTTTTCGAGTTTCTCGAGCCGTCTTTCCTCGTTCTCTGCATAAGAAAGCAACTCGCCGAGAGCCGATAAAGGTAAGCTCTCGACGAGTCGCCACTCGTAGTATTTATGCAAAAGGTTTAATGTTCTTGCCCTGCTTTCTTTCGCAAGGCATTTTTGAAAAAATTTACGATACCGTCGTCGTTGATAAATTCGTTAATTACCTCCGCCGCGTCGAGTTTGTTTGCCTCCTCCAGGCTTACGCCTTTATAAGCCGCCACAAGCGGCGGGAGGTCGTCCGCAATTTTTCCGAGCTGTGGCGCAATATCCGTGAGGATTTCCGCGCCGAGGATACCGACTTTTTCTTTTGAGAGCTGTTTAAGTGCTCCCTCTGCCGAGTCCGAGTCCTCGAAAATGTCAACGCCTTTGAGGCGTTCAATTACGGGCGTAATATCGAGCTTGCCTACGATTTTAAGCAAAATAGGCATTGTACCGATAGTAAGCATAGTTTGGCTCCTCCTTAAATTCTGCTTTTACGAAAGGGTGTTGTTTACGGGCTTGTTTACAAAGCTCTCGACGATAACTCCGTTTTTGCCTTTGAGCGTTCCCTTTGTGTAAGATACCGTAACCGTTTTCCCTGCGGAAAGGCTCGCCACGGTAAGCTCAACCGTTTTATCGTCGCCCGATTTAAGAGCGGCGGCGCTAACTGCTTTTGCCGCGTCGGACATAAGCACGGTAAAGTCGCCGAAAGCAACGGTAGCCGCGTCGAGTTCCTCGTTAAATGTAACGCTTACTTTGGTTGCCGAGGTGGTAACAGCCGCCGCAAAAATCGGCGCGGCGTAAGAGTCAACCTCGGTAACTTTCCAAAGGTCGCCGTCGAGGTCGGTATGCGGATAATGAGCGATAAACTCAAGCGCGAGCTCGCCCTCCGCTTTCTGTACCGCCTTTGCGGTAAAGCCCGTTTCGTGCATTGCGTTATAAATAACGATTTTCTTAAACTCTCCGCCGATAGTCTTACAGAACATAGTAACATTTTCGATATAGTTATCAGTTCCGATTACTCCCGTTTTCGGGTTGCGGATAGTCTTTCCGTCGTCGCTTTCGATAACGCAACAAGGCACGGCAAGCGCGAGGTTTTCCTGGCTCATATCGAGAGTAGTAACCTTGAGAGAGGCTCCCTGCTCCTCGATAACCTGGGTACCCGTGGTCTTTCCGTGTCTACCGTCAAACTCAATATCTCTCACCGTAACGGTTGCGGCAAATTCACCGCCGCCGCGAGTCGGTGCGAGGAGTCTTTGAGTCGCCAAACCGTAGTTAAGGAAAATTACGCCCTCGTCAATTTGGATAGACTCAATCTGTTTTGTGGTAAGATTAGTAACCATTGTTTGCCTCCTAATTGTAAAAAATTCTTGCCGACATTGCGAGCCGCCTATGTGCTATATCGTACTCGCTGTCTGCTACTGTGTTTTGGTTATCAAAACCAATATGCGCGGCAAACTTACCGCGCACCGCTATAACTGCGTTTGTTAGCTCATTGCGTAGGGTATCGCAAAGCCCCTCGAGTTCCTCGGTAGCGTTTGGCTTTTTTTCGTCCACCCAAATATCGAGGTAAAAAGAGGCAAGGTCGCCCGCCGCGAGGTCAATAATGTTAATACCGTTCAATACCGAGTATGGAAACGCAACATCTTTCGACGGTGCCTCCTCGTAGTATGTCGGTAAAACATCATTTACCCGCTCGCGCATAGCTTTTATAAATTCTTTGGTATTCGTCATAGCCTCGCCTCCTCTCTGCGTTAATCGTCATTTACGAGGGCTTGACATATCAGCTCGAGGCACTCGTTTTTAACGGGGTATGTACGGATAATACGGTACATTGTGCCGTTATACTCAAAGTGTCCCTCTCGGGCGTAGTCAAACTCTCGGATTTCTACGCAAAGCTCGGGGCGGTAGCCCTGGGCTTGTGCCTGGTAAAATTCGTTTCGCTTAACGCCTTTCTCGTTGCAGAAAACCTCTTTTTTCTCGAAAGTTTTATAAGGTTTTCCCAGGCTGTCGAGCTGCTCTATTTCCGTACACAAGTACCCGATTTCTCGCCACAACATAGCTACGCCTCCTCGATATATTCGCTTGATAGCATAAGGTGCCGCTTGAGCATATTATAGCTCTCGCGGTACTTTTCTGCGTCTGCGTTATCGAGTCCAAACTCCGCCTTAACATAAACGACAATAGCCCGCTTTATAAGAGCGTCGCTCTCGTCGTTTACTTTATCCGCTTTGATACCGCCTAATAGGAGGTCGGCGCGAGCCGCTCCTATTAGGTCGGTAATTTCTGCGTCAAAGTGAGTATGGTTAATGCGTAGGTATCGGCGAATACCGTAAACATATTGCTCCGAAATATTCGCCATACTGCGCCTCCTTACATAACAAGCGCGAGCTTGATAACCTTACCGTTAAGCGAGCTATGCGAGGTGTAAATGTTCTTTTCCACCTCGTCGTCGTCCGCTGTAATAGTTCCCGCGTCGCTTGTTCCGTCAAACGAGGCAAGGAAAAGAGGCTTTGAGGAAAACTTAAACGGCAAGCCGAGCCCCGAGCCCGTACCAACGGTAAAGGTACAGCCCGTACCGTCTTGTGCTGGGATAGCAACTTTTGTAACCGTCTTAAAAGCCTTTACTCCGCTTTTCGTTGCCGCTGTGTCTGCTGTAAATGTAAAGTCCTCGTAAATTTCCTCGTCGGCGTAATTCGTTCCGTGAACACGGATAGAGCCCGCCTTAATATCTCCCGCGGTACCTCCCGCGGTAACGGTAAGAGTGCGGACGCACGGAGGATTAGTAATATCCTCTGTGATATTCTGCGCGGAGGTTTTGCCCGCAACTGCCTCCAATACTGCGTCTGCGTCATTTGCCGCCGCCTCGGTTGCGTTCCACTCTTTTCGAGCAATAGCCGCCGCCTCGAGGTTTAAGCCGTAAACATCTGTACCGATTTCGTTAAGTGATTTTGACATAGTGTAAGCCTCCTTTTATGTATCTGCTTACAGACTTGCCGCAATCTTAACGAAAGCCTCGCCAACTGCTACATCGGAGTCGAAAATGCAAGTACCGCGGTAGTCAACGGCGTTGTAAGCAAAGCCGCTGTGCTCTGACGCTTTAACATTGAAATTCTCTGCCAAGTTGGCAACGATTTTCTTGTAGTCTCCGAGGAAAATTACGCCGTTTGTAACCTTGTCGGAGAGCATAACGGGGTAGCCGTGAATGATATAGCCGCCCTTGCCGTCCTCTTTGACAATGGGAGCCTTGCCGTCGTCGCGGATAGGCATAACATTAGCCCAAAGAGTTTTCTTGCTCATAAGGAATTTTGCGTTACGGTCA